GTGATGTTGCCAAATTATCACATAAAACATCTGATTGAACTACCACATCAAATTGCACCCCAGTGATTGATTGAGCATATGGTGTGCCACTTAAATATGCAGCGTATCTAGGTATAGTAGGTAATGCCCATGATGACGAACCGCCAGTGTTTGTTCCACTATATACGACTATATTGCCATCCACACCAAGGGTATAATTACCGTATGTGTCGTGCCCTACTGTGAAACTACCAGATGCAATGCCCATATCTCGAGTTGTATAGTTAGCTGCGAAATTGTAAACTCGTCCACCGTTAGACCATCGTGTAGCACCACCAGCATTAACATAACCATTGTCTAATTGAGCATCAGCTGAATTGTAATGCATATATGCTTGCCAGTTTATAGTGCTGTAGTTGCCTGCGATGTTTTGACTAGCTAATTGCCAATCAATAAAGTAATAGTTGCCACCATTGCTTCCAATAGTGACTGAATTACCCTGCATTCTTCCTGATGTTGCCATTATATTATTTTATCCTTTTTATTGAGTGCTTACAAAAGCCCAACCAGTTACTGAGCCAGTAGTGATTGGTACTACTTTAATCGGGTCCATACTTAACTGGTCTTCAGCTTCAAATTTCTTTGTATGAGTTATATCACGGTTTAAATAAAACGTTCTCTGTGATGAGCCACTGATTGATGAATAACCTGCGAATTCTAATGGTGTAATTTGTGTAAAATCACCTTCATACAAACTGCTGTTAACTTTGATACCTTCGCTATTAAGTGACACCTGCGAATTTAATATTTCTCCATTAGACTGCTGCCAAGGAACTATGCTGTCACCAGTAACCAACATAATATCGGTGAAAGATACTTCAGTATTAGTGCATAATATGTCTATATCAAGATAACCAAGAGTTGGTTGGAACGCCGCTGATGTTAATTCATCCCATAAATATGATGTGCCATTATCTATATCAACAACAAAACTGTCAGCCGTGTTACTTAATGTGACGCTTGCACTGCCAGCAACATCTTTTTTAACTCTAAAACTTAATGAATACTTTCCACCAATTTGTACTAAGATATGTTGCGATAAATTTACACTAGCACCAGACATGTTTATTTGGTTGCCAGATATAGCACCATAATTAAAACTTTCAGGACTAGTGTTCGAGTCAACAATACCAGTACCAGTTTGTGTCCACAATGTCAATGAACCATCAGTTTCCGTAGCATACCCAACTGAATTTTTTATTAAGTTACTGCCACCAGTTGTTTGAAACGTGTTTGTCACACTATTGATAGTTTGTATAACTTCTGAGTAATTGCTTGATACTTCATCGCCTAACGTTGCTACTTCTGACACAACAGCAAGTATCTCTTGATTCTGTTTATCTGTTTTAAGCTCTGTATTGTAAATAGTTTTTAATATACCGCCCGCTGATAGATAGTCAGTAGATGTAGTCGAAGGAACGGTGCAAACGATATTTTCTGTAATACCACCATCAAGCGTCAAATGTATTTCAGTAATAAAAATATCATAGTCAATATCACTCTGGCTGATAGTTAATGTATCACCTATTTCATACCAACCATGGCCTTCGGTTTTAAGCGTAGAACCATAAAATGAAATACCATTTAATGCATTATAAATATCAGTTATAAGTGTAGTACGATCATCATCCATTATTTGATTGTTGACTATTTTAAATTCAGTTAGACCATTAGTGGTTATACTAGCAGTATCACTTAAAAATATGTCATCATTTTGAGGTTGTCGTGATAAGACGATACTATTGATAACACCATATTCATCACTAAGTTTTAGTGTTTTTAGAGTGCCACCGACAATAGTCTCTGTTGGCGCTGTAAATGGTACAAACTTTAATGATAGCCCACTTATGATAGCCGTTGTAGCAGTTGTTTGAGCTATTTCCTCTATCACATCGCGTAATTTAGTCCCATCAATATCTATATAAGGGTCAACAGCAATCAAATAATCATAATTAGGCAATGAATCAAAACCAGTAGCTAGTGTCACACCAATTTGTATTGATATTGCTTCAGCTAATGATTCTACTGTCATTGGATATGTGAATGAATAATCACCATAGTTTCCATTAACCGCTGTCCACATTTGATCATACAGAGTAACTGTCGTAGAATCCGTTTCATAATCAATTGATACATCAGAAGTATTAAAAAAACCTTCACTAATATAATACCAATCACTAGTAACCACATCCTGAAGCCCGACTTTTATCTCGAAACTTTTATTTAAAAATTCAGCGTGAGCACCAATCATTTTTATAACAGCTTTTTTAGTAGCTGTGCCTAAAAACATACCAACATTATCTATTGTTACGCTTATTAAATCATCACTACCAGTGAATTCTAATGGGTCTGTTTCAACATTCTCAGTTACGATAACATCAGGCGTCTTAATCGGCGCTGTTGCTAAATCTTCAAATATGGGATCGTATAATATCATTTAATTTTGTGTTGGTAGTTACTATCATCATTATAACGTATTGACGTTATTCTTATTCTAAAGCCGTACAAGCAACTTTGCATTAACAATGTGTTATTTATCAACTTTGTAATTACAATATCGTTGCAGGCAGTTTAAACGTCTTCCGGAGCGTATGTGTCGATCTTCTTGACAACGTTACGCACAATTACACGAGTTTTGTCTGATGATTCTGTTAAGTTCTTCTTCTGAGATTTTTTGCAGGTTGTGTCCTGACTCTTTAATAAAAAATCATCAAGTGTCTCCTGCTCATCTTTGGTAAAATGATAAAATTTATTTTTAGAAAGTTGTAATAGTTGTTGTATAGTTTTCATATTGATCATTAGCCTATGTTAAATTATTATATTGCATAAAATCATGAGGTTGTGCATGATAGCCACATTCTGGACATTGTATCTCATTGAATGGTTTGTTAGGATTATTTTTTTTATCATTGTCATTATCAGTAATATTAATATTAGCATCGTTAAATGACGTTTCTATTGAAAAATCAAATATACTATCAAAATTAGTCATTTCTAATGTTTCTAATTCAGGTAACTCAAACTTAGCAATATATTCGTCAAGTCCCTCTTGCGTTATAGTGCCATATTGAGATGTGATAGCTAGTAATCGCTCCGATGCAGTTGCCATGTTAGGCGCCTGTAGAATCAAATATGGTATTGGGTTATCCCAGTTCTCAGTTTCTAGCACATGCTTGCGTTGGTGACCATCTAGTAGCCACTTTACACCTTGTGAATCTATCCACACAGTGACCGGTATATCAAAGCCGTGCTTTTCAATATTCTTTTTTAGTTTGTAATAATTTTCTTTTGACAAAAATTTTAAATCACCCTGTGTCGCATTAAGTTCTGACATTGGTGCCATTGGTAAATTATTTTGATTTAGTACTTTCATAACTCTTTCGGTTTTTATTTATATTCTCTATATATTATACAATAAATACATGGACAAACAAATTATTTATTATTATCAACGAGGTATAGCATCTTATTTAATCGCTGATAAATTTGGGATGAGTAATTCTTATGTTAGAAAAATTCTCACTAAAAACAATATAAAACTTCGTGGTCATAATATCACTAATAAAATATCAGCGTCTAAAAGAACTCCAGAAGAAAATCACAGTATAACAAGAGCGGCTTCAAAAGCTAATTTAGGTTCTACACACACACTTATGCATAGATCTAAATTAGCTATAAGCCGACAAAATAACCCGACAATCGATCCTGTATATGAAAAGCCACTCGTTGGCTTGTGTAATAAATTAGGCATACAAGTTATACCGCAAAAAGCATTCTATAAATATAACGTAGATTTGTATTTTGTTGAAAAAAATGTTGTAGTAGAGATTTTTGGTGGCGGGTTTCACAACAAGCAAGCTGCAATAGACTTATTTAATAATAAAATGCAATATTTGTCAAATAAAAATATACCTGTCGTCATAGTTTGGGCTGATAAATTGACATACAGTCCAAAAGATGTTATAAAAATAGTCAACTCAGCGAAAGATAAGTTGACTATAGTGAATGGTGATGGGTCGCCGACGACTCGCGGGTCACGCGATATTCTTATCGACAATTAATTTATAGCTACAATGACAATTAGGGTGAACGTTACCGGCAATTATTTGTTCATAGTTGAATGTCATCTTCTTACCGTCTGCTTCAATAGTGTCACCCATATCTGCGAACGCCGATGTGAATGGTATTGGTGATGCATTAGTCTGAGAGATGATACTTTGACAAATCTCACAAGGATCACCAGTTAATGAAAACAAAACCTTGTAAGCTTTATTGACTAAACCTGCACGAGTCAAGAACTGTAAATCTGCTTCGTATTGCGAAATGTTAAATATTCTAGTGGCCGCGTTATTAGCGATAACTGTTGCACGGTGTTTCTGAATGTCTGCAAAAGCTTGCTGAAACATTGATTTTATTTCTTGTGGATCGGAAGTTTTAGCGCGTATGATAGCCAAAGCATTCTCAATATCGGTTCTAACAGTGTTAATATGAGATACTGATTCTTTTCTGGCAAAGTCATTAATAAGAGTTTTAAGTTCTACGGTC